AGGGGCGCTTCGGCGCCCCCACCACACTATGACAGAATTTAAAAACGGAATATACAATACATTAAGAAGTATGATAGGCACAAGTCTAGGTCGTGCCTTCATTTATACTTTAGGTCACATTGTAATTGCTATGACTTGTAATAGATTAATTACAGGTGCAGAATGGAAACTTGCAGGTGTTGACGCAATTATAGAACCTATGATTAACGGTGTTTGGTATTATGTACTAGACAAATCTTGGAGTAAATATGGTAAGTAAAATCAAAAAAGAAGATTATCAATCTTTAGCAGATTGTATTAGAAGTGATCAAGTACCAGCAAATCACATAGCAGAATATTTTGAAGATAAAGATTTTTACAAATGGTATAAAAAGAAATATCTATGATACTTGTAGACCTTAATCAAGTTTTAATATCAAACCTTATGGCACAAGTTAGAGGCAAAGGTGATGTAAAACCTAACAAAGAAATGATTAGGCATATGGTATTAAACTCATTAAGAGGTTTCAATGTAAAGTTTAAAGAAGAATATGGTACAATGGTATTGTGTTCAGACGCAGGTGATCCTTGGCGTAGAGATTTTTATCCACACTACAAACACAGTAGAAAGATGGCAAGACAAGATGGTCCTTTTGATTGGGATAATATCTTTAATGTTATTACAGAAATTAAGAATGAATTAAAAGAGAACTTTCCTTACGTAGTAATGTATGTAGAGAACTCCGAAGCAGATGATATTATTGCTACATTAGTAAAACAACAAACTGAAGACAAGTATTTAATTGTTTCAGGTGATAAAGACTTTGTACAACTTCAACACTATGGTAATGTATATCAATGGTCGCCTTTATTAAAAGGTTATATAGGTGAAAACGAGGATCCTGTTAAGTTTTTAAGAGAACAAATTATCAAAGGTGATAGATCAGACGGTGTACCTAATATATTAAGTGATGATGAAATCTTTGTAAGAAACGAAAGACAAAAACCTATCAGAGCAAAACAATTAGAAGAATGGATAGATATAGAAAACATACCATTGGGTGCAGAAACAAAGAAGTATTATAATAGAAATAAGAAACTAATAGACTTATCACAAATACCATTAACGATAGAAACAAACATTATAAATACATATAAGAACTATAAAGTAAAAGACAGATCGCTACTGTTACCTTATTTTATAGATAAAAAATTGAAGTCTTTGATAGATAAGATTAATGACTTTTAAAATGGAGAAATTATGGCTATAGCAACAAGAAACCTAAAATCAGGTCTCGGCAATGAGGGTTCAGGTGCCCCATTAGTACACGAGATTTTTACACAAATCAATAACGCAAAAGACAAACCTAAAAAGATTGAAGTATTAAAGAAATACGACAATCCAGCAATTAGACAATTGTTAAAGGCAGCTTTTGATCCTAAAATAGAATGGGATTTACCAGAAGGCAACCCACCTTATATTGCAAACGAGGCACCTGCTGGTACGGAACATACTAATTTATTGTCAGAAGCAAGAAAACTATATCACTTTGTAAAAGGTGGTGATAATACTATTAACAGACTAAAAAAAGAAACTATGTTTGTTCAAATGCTTGAAGGATTACAACAGAAAGACGCTGAAGTCCTAATAGCAATCAAAAATAAGAACTTAAATAATGTATATAAAGGTCTTACCGCTTCTATGGTTAAAGAAACCTTTAATTGGAATGATGATTTCATAAGAATCACTCAATAAAACACGTCTTTTCCGAGGGTGCGACACTTCGTACCCTCAAAACCTCAATAAAATCAACGACTTTTTTCGCTTGACTACCTAGTCAAAGTGTGTTAATATAAATATATTATGATTAACAAAGTGAAAGGACTACATTATGTTTAAGAAGTTGATATTAGTTAATATATTATTTGCAGGTATGCTATGGGTATTTTCCTCATTAGCAAATGCAGATGAGAAGAAAATAAGTGATTATAACACCGCAGTTATAGGTCACGTGATACAATCTACTGTAAACGGTACTAACGTAGATCACGCTAAATTATTAGAAAGTGAACTACAAAAAATGGGTCATCAATTTGCTATACAGATGACAGGTGTATTACAACAATACTTACCTTATATTATGGATAATATGATGACACAATTAAGATTAGAATTAGATAAAACACACAAGTGTTTGTTGTTAAAAGATTCTAAAATTAAAGATAAGGATTGTGAATAGTGATTGAATTTTTTATATCCATACCTATGGAGTTAAAAATAATTATCCTAGCAGGATTATTCATAGGAGTTTTAGATTATATAAAAAGATTTTTTTTAAAACTAGTAAGGAAAGAGGACAATAATGCCAAGAAAGGTCGTAGATAAAACTATGAGAGTAAAAAAGATTTTGAAGCGTGAATTGTCGAGTCGTAAAAAATATAAAACGACTTATAAAGATATTAAACATTATTTTAAAATTATTAATAAAGCAGTTTTTAATAATAAATTATCACCATTTAATGACATATTAATTAAAAAGATTTATAAAGATGAATCTAAAAAGTTTTGTTATGGTCAAGTCATTGCTTGGGAGTGGAAAAGAAAAGGCACAAGAGCATATCATTTAGAAATGTTGCCTTATTATCATAACAAAAAAGAATTTGTGGACACATTAGGACACGAAATGGTACACCTTTATCAAATGGCTAATAAAGGTGATACAGGTAATCATAACAAACTGTTTTACAGTTTTAGGCCAAAACTAAATTCAATTGGTTTGGATTTATAAAATGAAAGATATATATTATGCGAAGAAAAGTGAAAGAACTAGATCCCTACATTAAATCACGTGTAGGTGAGGCAATCATACAATTAACTGAATTAACAAAACCATCAAACTTACCAGGTAGTCAAAAAATGTATTATCTTGGTAATTGGGCAAAAGATATTTACGATAATTATACTTTGAAACAGGCAGAAACTATATTTGCTAAAGTAGAAAAGTTAAAAAGTGAGTTAACATTTTTTCAAGTAAAGATACCGTCATTTACAGATGAGGATGGTGTTGAGTGGGGAGGTTATGAGTATTATGCTAAAAAGATTTAAATTTAATTATAAAATAATTTTATCTATTATTGTATCATATTTAATTATATTTTTAGTAGGTACTTTTTTACCTAATCCGTTAACTAAACACTTAATTAAAAGAGATATAGAAAAATATTATACTAATTGGGCAAACAATTTAGGTCTACAAGAACCAGCATTTAATTATAATAATGATGTACAATTTGTAGAGGCAGTTAGAAAGTGTGTTGATTGGGTAAACTTTGAAACACCTAGGTTTGAAAGAGTACCAATGGAAATGATTGTTGCACAAGCGGCGTTAGAGTCAGGTTGGGGAACTAGTAGATTTGCAATTGAAGGTAATAATTTATTTGGTATTAGAACTTACGATAAAAATATACCACATATGTTAATAGAAGGTACTAAAAAATGGCCAGGTTGGGGTGTAAGAGTGTTTACAACAAAGTGTCAATCTGTACAATACTTTGTAAATCTTTTAAATTCACATCCTGCTTATGCAGAATTTAGAGATAAGAGAACTACAATGTTAGTATTAGGTCAACAATTAGATTCAAAAGTATTAATTAAAACTTTAAAACTATATTCTACTACAAAAGATTATGCTGAACGTGTAAATTTTATTGTAGATAAAATAAGAGATAGAGAAGAAAAGGTAGGTGAAATACCTATAGAAGTTAAATCAGATTCAAAAACGAATACAATCATACCTGAAAGTAAACCAAAAGATTTAACTAAATAATACTACTATGTTTCTAACACTATTAACTTTTATATCAGCAATTAGTATATCTGTTATAGCGGCAGGTTATTCTATTGTAGGACTTGCTACGTTATTTGCTGGTGCTGCCGTACCGATTATTGCTATGGGTACAGCATTAGAAATAGGTAAGTTAGTTGCCGCCAGTTGGTTGTATCAGAATTGGCGAAGTGATGTACCAAGATTGTTGAAGGCATATCTTTTTACTTCTATTATAGTTTTAATATTCATTACATCAATGGGTATCTTTGGTTTTTTATCAAAGGCACACCTAGATCAAGTACAACCTACATCAGGTAATCAATTAAGCATAGATTCATATAACAAACAAATTAATCAACAACAGATTATTATTGATAGAGCAGAAAAGACCTTAAATCAATTAGATAAGGCGTTAGATGTTTATATTGATAAAGAATATGTAACTAGAGGATTAAAAGAACGTAACAAACAAAAAGAAGAAAGAGACCTACTGAATAAAACCATAGACGAAGCAACGTCAAAAATATTGGAGTTGAACAAAACCAAAAACACAATAGAGTTAGAACAACTAAAAATTGAAGCGGAAGTAGGACCATTAAAATATGTTGCTGAATTGATTTATGGTGATGAGGCAAAAAATCATTTTGATAGTGCCGTTAGAATTGTCATACTAATACTTATATTTGTATTTGACCCTTTAGCAGTATTGTTATTAATAGCGGCTAACATATCATTACGTCAATGGCGAATGAAAAAGAACTTAACAAAGTCAGTAGAAAAAGAAGATTTACAGAAAAAAATTGATACACTTAATAAAAAAGTTAGAAAATTAAGAGGTTATCAAGGTTTAGTTAAGGAATTTGGTGATAATCCAGATGAAATCAAGTTAAAACTCAATCAAATATACGATTGGAATGACAAAAAATAGACTTGACAATAGACTAAAAAAGTGATATATTATAATAATGAGGAGATAATTATATGATGACAAATGAAGACCTAAAACGTTTAAAAAACGATCCCAAAAAACATAGACTAGAAAATCTAGCAAAGGCGTGTGCAGAAGCACAATCAGATGAAATGAAATCTATGTGGTATAATAAGATGATGAAATTAGCAGATGAATATAATATGCGAGATTGGGTGATGAGGACTTTAGTACATTAATGTTAGGTTTATTTTTTATAGGTATACCAGTTTCAGTTATTGTATTATATTTTATATTACACAATTTAGATGAGGGAGGTGAAAACAAATGAATATATTTTACGTAGATAAAGATCCTGTCAAAGCGGCAGAAATGATGTGTGATAAACACATTATTAAAATGATATTAGAGTCTGCTCAAATGTTATGTACAGCAAAGAGAGTGCTAGACGGTACAGAATATTTTGATAAGACAAAAAATGGTCGTAAGATAAAAAGATGGCGACTTGATAATCCTAATGAAGAAGCAATCATATACAAAGCAGGTTGGTTAGGTCACCCTAGTACACAATGGGTATTAAAATCTGCTTACAATTATGTATGGTTGTATAAACATATGATAGCATTAAACGAACAATATAAGTTAAGATGGCAGAAAGATAAAGACCACGTTTCAATCACAAAACTAGGTCAATTATTATCTGTGCCACCTAAAAATGCTAGAGTAGATGTAATCGGTACAGAAGCAACACCTGCTATGCCAGATCATTGCAAAGTGCCAGGTGATAGTGTTGCGTCATATAGAAAATACTATATACTAGAAAAAAGAAGATTTGCTAAATGGGAAAAACCTAATGCAAAAATGCCACAATGGTTTAAAGAAGGAATACAATATGATACAAGAGGATGAAGGATTAAAAATTAGTATGCAAGAATCAATACGTGCTAAAAATGAAAGATTAGCAAAAGAAAAAGGTATGTTAAGATTATATACACCTATAGAAGAAGATATATTAAGAAAAGGATTAAAGGAAGGAGAAACAAATGGCGAATGAATATAATAGAGATAATATGATAACAGCAATTGAAGACCACGCAAAAGGTCATATTGCTAAACATAAAATGAATGTAGAAGTTTATTTAAAAAATGCTGCTGGTGTTGGTGAACATCCAGACATAATTGAGGCAATTGAAAAAGAATTAAAAGTGATTGCTGAATATGA